TACTGATTTACCACCACCAATAATGCTGTAGTTTCTGACAAGGTTTCTCATTATAGATTGCTCATTAGCAACGAATAATGCTTCTGCAACTATCTCGGTGTATAGTTCCGAAATGGTTGAACTGGTTGTTTCATTAGCCATTTTAAACTCCTTTTAATTATAGCCATTTAATTATTCAAAACAATCGTATTAGGTTTGGAATTTCTTTGCTTTCTATATTCAGCATACATCTTCCTATCCGATGGATTGTTCATATCTAAATCACTCAAATTTAAAGGTTTATTGAGTTCTCTCCTATCCACATTTGACACTGTACCAGAGCCACTAGGTGTAGCACTAACAAAGTGTGGGTTCTGTGTTAAAAACTCTTGCACCAACTCGTCAGTAGTTAAGAGTTCCCCATTACTGTTATATCGTGCTAATCCTGATTTATCAAGTATTTCCACGTTTCCAGTTTCATTAAGCTTAATCCCACTTTTTAAAAGTTCAACAACTTGGTCTGGATTTATAGCTTTATTCTTTGATGCCGAAGATAATAAAGACTTGTTAATCTTAATATCTTTAAGTTGGCTTTCAAGGTTTGAGCGTTCTTTTTGCCACTCTTGAGTTTTGTTTTTTAGTATTTCTTCAAACTCACCTTTTTGTATTTTTTGTTTTTCTTCTAAATCTTTTTGGCTTTTGACTGCATTTACAGCTACATCTAAATCTTCAACACCTAGTTTTTTATAAACTTGGCTTCTTTCTTGTGCTAATCTTCTTCTGACCATTTCAGTAACTTGGTCTTCTGTATAAGATATTGCATTAGGCTTTTCTTCTTTTACTTGAGTTTCTTCAACCTGCTCTTTAGGTTGCTCTACTATATTTTCTTCCATCTATGTCTCCTCATATATCCCAATCTGGGTCTGTTGGAATCCAAGTATGTCGGCATCTATACCCACCTCTTACAATAAAAGGGTCTCCAGTAGATTTGCCTGCCCAACCTTGGTTGTTCCAAATATCCCGAATTTCTTTCTCGGTTAATATCTTGTTTAGCATATTCTGACAGAAAGGTCTACTATCCCTTACTAATGTGCCTGTATATCTATAATGAGTTAAACCTGATTCTTTAGCTTTTGCAACTGTAAACTGCCCATGAAACTGCATAACTGAATCGTGTGCTATTTGCCCTGCATATCTTCTAAGGTTATTCCCTGCCCTATCTGAAGCATATTGGGTATGAAGTTTGCTTACTGCTTCTTCTATTTGTGCTTTTTTTGAATTATCAAATTTATTCTCGTTAATAAAATCAACTAATTCATTTATCTCACGAGTATTTGTTTTTTGATAAACGCCATTAATATGTTGCCTTATGTTTTTAACCATATCATCAAAAGGTCTGCCTGCTATTGTGCTTTGATAAACTTCATCATTTATTATTTTTAAAAATCTTTCAGCTATATCTTCAAATCCAGAAAACGATTGTGTTTTAAGTGCATTGATTGTGGTTAAGTCAAGTTCAGTTAAACTTTTAAATTTTTGTGGTATAGGCATTTCACCAAATGTATCGAGTACAACTTTGGCTATTTTATTATATTCTTCATTTATTATTAAATCTGCTTCATTTAAAAAAGTAGATTCAATTAGTGTTCTAATTTTAGGTTGTAGTTGTATAGCTATTCTTTGTGATACTAAAGCACCAGAAGTTGCTCTTGTTACTTCTCTAATAACATCATCTTCTAATTTATAAAGAACATTAATAATTCGTTCTTCATGTTGGTCAGCTAATTTTTCTAAAATTTTAGACATATATTATAATGGAAAGTTCTTTTTCCACGCCCTTATTGACCAATAAGCAGGTGATAATGTTTTTTGCCCTTTAACTTCTTTTAAAACACCACCCATTCTAGCTAGGAAAGACTTTTGTCTGGCAGGTATATTTTTTTTAATGGTCATTCCCCTAGCACCAAATGTAACCTTTTTTACATTACCAGTAGCTTTGTTTTTAACATAAACACCAAATTTTTTTCGTTTTGATTCTGTTGTTGATAGTCTGAAAGGTTTATTAAGTGATACGTTTCTTCCTCTATAAATCGCCATCTTTTTTCCTATCATCTAACCTTTCGTTAACTATTGCCCTGCATACTGGACATTTATAAACATCTTTAAAAACCTCTATTAAAACCACCTTACAAATAATACATATTTTTTTAGGCTTTTCCATAACATCAGCATCATTTTCTTATAGGTTATTCTTGTAAATCTTGTAAAACAAGTTCAAATCCACCAGAAATTGAAGATGTTGCACTAGCTTTACCAATTAATTCAATATCTGTTTTTTCTTGTATTTTAATAGGTATGACATAATTCTTTTCAATAAAGCCACCTCTAGTTGTAATAAATGCCCTTGTATTCCATACATTCCCATTACTTATATCTTTAGTTATAAACCTTATTTCATTTTCTAAATCTTTAGAACTTCCTATGTCTATTTGCATAAGATAAGCAATATAATTTCTTGGCACAGTATAAACACACATTAAACTTTGCCCATATCCTGCTTGAATTTTAGCAACTGCTGTGCTTGATACTGTAATTGTTAAATCGCCAACATTAGCATTACCAGTATTAGCAGTTTTCATTACTGCCCTATAAACCCTTATAAATGATGTACTTCCTGCACTACCACCGATTGTAATTGTTTCTGTGGCTACATCATAATTTGCATCTAAACCCTCAACTTCAACTGTTCCTGCATTATCTGCTGATGTATTAGAAGATGTTACTGTGGCTGTCCCTGCTGAAGATGGATAGGTGTAAGTATTATTTCCGTCCCATATAGTTTCAAAAGAACCACCAACTGCTGTATTAAGTCCAAATTTATGAATACCACCAAATCTATTTATTTCGCCTTTTTGTAAAGCTAAACCAAAAGGTGCATTATTTATACTGGCAAAACTCATTTCTTTTTCCTTTTACTAGCACGTTTAATTAAGTCTTTATCAAATGTTCCAGACTTGCCACGACTAATTAGTTTATTTACTCTTGCCATTGCCCATGCTGACATAGGTATCCTTGGTCTTGAGCCAGATGAAAGAAATGCACCTTGCCCTCTGCGAAAACTAGCCTTTAAATCTGTTAAATTAAATAATTTTGATTTTTTAGCTTTTGCTCTAAGCGTTGCAATAGTTCTTGCTGATAAAGGTTTTCTTTTTACTGCCATTATGACTTATTCCTTTTCTTTAATAATGCCATTGGTATTCTTGCACCTGCTTTATACAAGGCACTAACTCGCTTTAATAAATTTGCTCTCGCAGTTCTTTTTTTACCTTTTAACCCAGATAAATATTTTTTTGGTATCTTGGTTTTAGCTTTCTTCTTCGCCAACTGTTTGACCCTCTACTTCGGTTGTCTGGAATTGCCCTCTAACAGTTCTAACAGCATCTATTTCTTCATTAATAGTTTTCATAGTTTCGTTATCATCTATTACTGCTTCTGCTATTTGCTTATCTATTTCTTTGTTAAAGGTTTCTGATTTAATGCCAGATGCTTTAGCCATTTGTAGATATTGTAAATCGTTAGCCCAATCTCTAATATCGAATGTGTCTGGATAATTTACTGAGCCGTCCCATTGTTTATCTTGCCATTTAGCAAATAAATCCCAGATTTGTTCTTCAGCGTTTTCTAAATAATCTGCTTTTTCTGATAACCTAGCATTTAATAATTGAAACTCTGTTTGTAATGCTATGCCACTTGCTATCTGTGAACCAGTTGCTCTAACAGAACCCATATGAGTTATTCTATCAATAGCATCTACTTTAGTTTGTATACACTTCATAATGCCATCTAAGTTTTGACCACTAGGCTGTATTATATAAGGCTTTAGGGCTGAATCTAAATCTTCTGGTATTTCTATAATTGCTCCTGCACCTGCACTAGCTTCAACATTAGGTGTTTTAACTAAACTTGGGTGATTAGCTAATCTAATTAATTGTTCTTTTTCTGAATAATCATTATAAATAGATTGTTGCAAATGTGCCACATCTGCTAAATCACTAATACCAATCGGTCTTTTATTACCTCTAAGATTATATACATTAACAGCAGGAATAGTTCCTATTGGATTAGGAATTTCCTCTAATAACTTAGGTTCTTTATCTGTGTATTCTTTATCATATTCTTCAAACTCATATGTCATTATGGCTTGTTCAGTAAAAACTTTTATAATTGCCCTTTCTGAATTAATATCTTCAATAACAACTAATAAATCTAAATAAAATCTGCCACTAGCTGACCTTTTATAATTCCAATTAACAATGTTTTCTGGAGTGTATATTGAAATATAAGGTCTAATATCTTGAGCAAGTTCTTCGGCTCTAGTCTTTGCATTAGATTGTGGCTTATCAACTACAACCCAACAATTACCATAAATACTAGCATTCATCTGGACTTCT